ACCAAAGCCTAATCAATGACATTGTCGAGTTTGGCACACGAGAATTTGAACTCAGCAAAACAAACGACAATGGCAGCAGTTTACGCGATGAAGCTCAAGCGATTATTGCAATGGGGCATGAGATACCAGACGATTATAAGTCGCTACCCATGCCAGAAAATTACGCCCATTGTTGGGTATGGTTTGGTGAATTAAGCCGAACACGCTCAAGCAATGGGTTTGGTCAAAATCCAATTAGTTACGCGGAAATTGACGCATGGTCAAGATTGACCAATATAGAATTAACGCCATTAGAAGTAAGTGCTATTATGCGTCTTGATAGTGCTTATTTAAATATTCAAGCAGAGCAAATTGCAAAACGGAGCAAAACAAAATGACCACCGATACCTATTCTATTCAAGTCGCAGTTGATTCGACCAGTGCAGTAACAGCATCACGCAATCTATCTGCAATGGAACAAGCCACTGGACGCAGTGAACGTGCGTTGAGTAGTCTAGGTAGCGTTGCAAAAATAGCAGGGAGCGCATTGGCTGGTATTAGCATTGCTTCACTTGCTAGAGATATTTTAAAAATAAATATTGAATTTGAAAATATGCGGGCGCAATTGCTATCTGTTACAGGAAGCTCAGTAATGGCTGCTAAAGCAATGGCAGATATTCAAAAGATTTCACGCGAAACACCACAATCACTTCAAGAAATTACAAAGTCTTACATGATGCTAAAGAATTTTGGTATTGAACCAACAATTCAAGTCATGAGAGATTTAACAAATATTACGTCTAAGGTTGGTGGCGATTCAGATACATTGTCTGGGATTATTCGCCAATTAGGGCAAGCTTATGCAAAAAATAAACTTCAAGCAGAAGATGCAAATTCAATTATTGAGCGCGGGATTCCTATTTATTCGTTACTTTCACAAGTAACTGGAAAAACAACATCAGAAGTTTTAAAAATGATGGAGGCGGGGAAAATAACACGACCAGTTATTGAAGATTTAATACATGCGATGGGTAGTAGCGCGGTAGACGCAAGCGCAAACAAAATGCAAACGCTAGGCGGCAAAGTAGATATGCTTGGTGAGGCTTGGCATAATTTTGAGGATGTTTTGCTTAACGATAAAGCCAGTGGAATATTGGGAAATATTGTTTCTGGTATGATTAAATCAATAGATTATTTAACAGAACGTTTTGGAACAAGTGTTGGAAAGCAAATTGCAGATTTAGAAGTTAGTGTTGCAGCGGCTAAGAAAAACATACCAGAAAATAAAAATAGTGCGTCTTATGCAGCAGCTAATGAATCTTATATGCAGCAGCAAATTATGCTTGACCAATTAAAAAGACAAAAACAACTTGCTGATGCTGAAGCGTCAACCACAACAGAAAAAATTAAAAATGATAAAAATATTCAAAAATCACAAGACGAAACCATACGTTTAAGAGATTTAGAAATTAAAAGAGTTAAAGAATTTGGAACAGCCACGCAGCAAGAAAACCAAGCATTAAAAGAAGCTAAAGATACTTATGGTGAAGTTACTGCATCAATGAAAGAGCAGATTCATCAAAAATACTTTCATAAAGATATAACCGCAGCACAAACAAAATTAACTAAAGAAGAATCAGCGGCCAAAAAAGAAGCAGCAAAAGCCACTAAAGATTTAGCAGAGGCAGAGCGTTATTTTAATGAACAGCTTAATGCACAAGTAGCGTCAGCAGAAAACGCGGGCAAACTATTTGCGGCACAACAACAAACCAAGATTGCGGCACTTGAAGCAGAGCGCGTATCTATATCAGATAAAGCAGCTATTGAGTATGAATCAGCAAAAACTTACGAAGAAAAATCACGCATATTAAATGAATCACAATCTGCGACCAATTTATTATTGGCTAAAGAAAAAGAAATCCGCGATTCATTAACCAACCAAAGCGCGGAAACCATTGACGCTAAAATTGCAGCGGCTCAGGCAGAATTAGATAACGCTGGAAAATACAACTTAACGCTGGCTGAACAATTACGTTTAAAAATCCAAATTGCAGGTCTTAAAGTAGACAAGCAAGTATTAGCAGAAACAACAACACAAGCTGACATCAAAGCAAAATCTGATGCTGAACAAAAAGCAAACAAAGACAAAATAGATGCCATCAAAGCCATTAGTGACGCTCAGACAGCCGCTAACACAGCAGCAAGCGCACAAATGGATATATTGACAGCTAACCTTGAATCAGCAAAAGAAGCCGCAACAGGGCTTGCTGATGCGTTTGGAAGTGTTGGTGGTGCAGTGGGTGGTTTAGGTGTTGCGCTTGCGTCTTATGAAAAATCACAAGCGGCCATTACGGATGGATTACAAAATCAATTATTTGAAATTCAAAAGTTAAATGACGGCAAAGGAGATCAAGCCAAAGCCGATAAAGCCATTGCAACAGCAAATCAAAAGCAATCACAACTGCAAGTTAAGTCATACGGTGATATGGCGGCAGCGGCTCAAGGTTTCTTTAAAAAAGGTTCAGCAGGTTATCAAGCATTAGGCGCAGCAACTAAAGTTTTCCGCGCGTTTGAGATGGCTCAATCTGCATTATCTATGGGCAGAATGATTGCGGATATGGGCAAAACTGTTGCCGCTTATTTATTTGGCGAAACAACAAAAACAACAGCAAAAGTTACCAGCTCAACAATTGGAATTGCAGCAGATACAGCAGGGGCGGGTGCGTCAGCAACAAAAGCAGTCGCAGATGCTTCACAAGGTGATCCTTACACGGGATTAGCGCGTGGTGCAATGATGCTTGCATTTATGGTTGCTATCGGAGCAATGGCAGCAGGTGGAGGAGGCGGTGAAGCATCGCCAATAACGGGCGCAGATTACATTACAAAAGAAACAGATAAATATAAATCATCAATGGGTGGAACTGTTCTTGGTAGTGATGAAATGTCTAATTCAATTCTTGATGCGCTTGATACGATTAGCTCAAATTCTAGTGCAGATTTAGATTACACAAAAGGCATGGCTAGAAGTCTTGAGGTTTTATCTTATTCCATGAAAGGCGTTGCAAATTCAATTGCAAAAAATTATGGCATTGATACTTCATCGCTTGGCTTAGGTACGTCAACAAGTGGTTTCTTTATGACAACCACAACTACAAAAGAATTTGCTGGTAGTGGCATTAAGTTTGTCAAGGATACATTAGGAAACATTGTTGAAAGCGGAATTATTGCGGGTCGCAATTATTTACAAACACTTGTTACTAAAACATCAAGCGGTTTTTTAGGAATTGGCGCGTCAACAAAACAATATATATCAACAAAATGGTCGCCATTAAATGATGAAATAAGTGCGTCAATTGCTTACTCACTTGGAAAGATACAAGAAAATGTTGTTTCATTAGCGGGAGATTTTGGCGAAGTAGCGTTAGAAAAATTAAAATCATTTGAAATTGATTTGGGTAAAATGCCGCTTGGAAAAGATGCAGCAGCTAATACTGAAATTATCAACGGCGCATTATCAAAACAAGCTGATTTAATGGCAATAATTGCTAATTATTCTTATGCAGATTTTCAACAAATTGGCGAAGGGTATTATCAAACATTAAACCGCGTATCGATAGCAATCAGCACAGCGCAAACAAAATTAAAAGTATTAGGCATTAACGCTATTGAATATACCGACATTATCAATAAACAAGGCGATGTTGAGCGTGAAATGGTTACGCAATCACTTCAACTAGCATCAGCATTCACAGACGTTAACGATATTATTGGAAAATTGCCCGGCACAGCGGATGATATTATTGAAGCGTTTAAAGGATTAAACAGCATTAAAACAGGATTGTCGGCCATTGGCGCGTCTGGCTTATTATTAACGCAAGACTTAATCAATGTGGCTGGTGGCGTTTCTAAATTTGACAGTACGTTAACTGATTATATTGATAATTATTTAACTAAAACAGAACAATCAGCATATAAAACAGGTTTGTTGACTGATAAGTTTAAGCAACTTGGTTTAGTGTTGCCCGTGATGAGTACAAATGCAGAAGAATCTAAAACATCATATAGAAAGTTGCTCGATGTTTTAAAAAATGATACAAGCGATACAGGAAAAGCTATTTATGCCACAGCATTAGGAATGGCTGGGGACTTTGCAAGTGCAGCAGAAGATTATGCGGCTATTGTAAAAGAACGCACAGACGCCATAAAAGCAACCATATCAACCTATGAAGATTATCGCATTGCCATTTATAAAAAGTTAGGCGAACAAAATCCAGTGGCAAAAGAAGAAGCGTTACGTTTAGAGCGTGAAAAATCTATGCAAGGCATGGACGATTTGACGCGTAAATACACAACGGCACTAAATGAATTATCTGACGCGGGCGCGGAATTAACAAGCACAACCACTGCACTCGAAACAGCCTATAAAAACTTAACCGCAATGCGTGATAAATTTGTGACATTAGGTCAAGGTTTAAAAACGTATTACGATCAGCTAATGAGTGTTGGCAAGCCACAAGCAACACCACAAGAAATTTATAATGCAGCTAAGAAATCATTTCAAGACACAGCAGCAGAGGCAGCAAAAGGAACAGAAAGTGCATTAGCATCATTGCCTGAAGTTTCAAAAGCGTTTTTAGAAGCATCTTTAAAATATAATGCCACTGGTGACGCTTATCAAGCCGATTATGTATCTGTGTTAAAAGCATTAGAAAAAGGCATGAGCGCGGCAGATAGACAAATTGAAATAATGAATAAGCAGCTTGCTGAAGCTGAAAAAGCAAACGTGAATTTGCTTGGCGTAAAAGCAAAAACAACGGATGTTGATAGTAGCATTGCATTATTATCAACAGCGGTTAATAACTTTTCTAATGCAATGGCTAATTACACGCTGCAAGTTGCAAAAGTAACCGCTGTAGATAATACAATTAAAACTGAAATTCAAAACAAGCAAACGGAATTGAACCAGATTGCTGCTGATAATACGGCCGCTATAGCAGCAAATGAAGCACAAAGAATTTTGCGTGAAAAAGAAATACAAGATGCAGCAATTGCTAAAGCAGCCGCAGATAAAGCAGCTGCAGATAAATTAGCAACTGAAAAAGCAAAACAAGATGCTATTAATGCAACGCAAGCAGCACAAGCAGCAACTGAAGCAAATTATATTGCGGCACAAGAATCAAAAAATAAACAAAATATAATTACATTAACAAAATCAGATTTAGATGATATTTCAAAATTAACTGTATTAAATAATTCAAACACACAAACATCTCAAACTGTTGTAACAACGTTAACTGCAATTGAAACAACACAATCAGCACAAGCAGCGGCCGAACAATCTTACAAAGCAGCACAAGCAACACTATCAACGCAAAAATCAATTGAATTAACTTTGTCAGATATGGCGGCAATTAGTGGATTAAATGTTATTTCTCAAAATACGGCTCAATCAAATCAAACTGCATCAACTAAATCTGCAAAATATGATTTATTTGGAAATTATATTGGTACTTACGCCAATGGCGGCATGGCAAGTGGTTTATCACTTGTAGGTGAGCAAGGTGCAGAATTAGTTAACTTCACATCACCTGCAAACGTTACAAGCCACCAACAAACAAATGGTTTATTCGATTCAATTGGAAATGCCATTGACGATCAAAGCGTATTATTAAAAGAGCAAATTATTGAATTGAAAGCATTGGTTAATTTACAATCTAGTGCAAACGTAGCATTGATAAATGAGATGCAAGGCATGAAAGAAGAACTCAGCACTATTTCACGCAAAGCAAAACTTGAGGCGGCAGCATGATTTACATTGTGGAAATTACAGCGGCAATTGATGCAGCAGGCACGACAACCGTGCTGCGTTATGCGTCAAAGCCTTACACGACAAAACCCACTGATACGCCTGCTAATACATTTTATGATGATAGAATAACCAATCCTGCATCAATTAGCCGATCACTTTACAGCAACGGAACAACAAGCGGTGCAAGCCGTGTAAATTATGGCGCAGTTGAATTATCTAATGTTGACGGTGGATTAGATTCAATTCTCAATTATTCGTTTGATGGGCGTTCGCTTGTCATTAAAATTGGCAATGAAGGTGACGCTTATTCTGCATTTATAACTATTTTAAATGGCACAATGGAGCAGGTAGAGTTTACGTTTTCAAAAGTAACGATATTAGCACGGGATAAATTAGCTATTGTTGATATGCCTTTGCAAACTACGCTTTATGCTGGCAATAATGTGTTGCCCGATGGTGTAGAAGGTGTTGCTGATATTGCAAAATCACCTAAGCCATTGCTATATGGTCAAGTGTTTAATATTGCGCCTATCATGGTAAATAGCTCAAAACTCACATATCAAATTAATGATGGTGCAATACAATCTGTTGGCAATGTTTACGACAAAGGCATTGCGTTAACAGCTGGTGCAGATTATGCAAACGTGACAACACTGCACGCAGCATCACCGGCAAGCGGCACATTCATTACTTGTTTAACACTTGGCTATATTCGCTTAGGTGCTGTGCCAACGGGATTATTAACGTGTGATGCAACACAAGGCGCAAGCGCAGCAAATAGAACAGTAGCGCAGGTATTAAAGGCAATGGCGTTAAAAGCAGGTATTGCATCGGGTGATATTAACGCAAGTGACGTGACAGCATTAGACACGGCAAATAATAGTGTTATTGGAATTTGGATTGATGGCGCAGATTCAGCGATGGTGGCAATGGATAAAGTGGCTCAATCGATTGGTGCTTACTTTGGATTTGATGCGCTTGGGTCGTTGAGAATAGGATTATTTACTGCGCCAACGGGTAGCGCAACACTTGAAATTGATATAAATAACATTTTAAGCATTGAGCATGGTCGAACCAATGACACCGACAAAGGAATTCCAGCATGGCGTGTTAATTTAACGTATCAAAAAAATTATAGCGTTCAAGATTTTGATTTAGCTGGTGCAGTTACCGCAGCGCGTAGAAGTGTTTTATCTTTACCTGCATTAACAAAATCAGCAGAAGATACAGCCATAAAAACACAATATACGCTTGCGCCTACAATTGAAAAAGAATCATTATTAGTTGACGCTACAGCGGCTCAAACTGAAGCAACTCGATTGCTTAATTTGTACAAAACAAGCCGCGATTTGTACACAGTAACCATTGCACTTGATTTAACAAGCACGTTGCCTGATTTAAATAATATTGTAAACATAACAATGAATCGTTTTGGCTTAAATTCTGGTAAACTATTTAAAATTATTGGTATTGAATCAGATTATTCAAAAAACCGCGCAACGCTAACGCTCTGGGGATAGCATGGCAAATACAATTATTGGTTATCAAAACAGGATTGATGCAGTTACGTTTGCAGCGTATGGTTCGTGGTCAACTTCATTGCCGTTAACAAATATAAAAACACGCCAATTATCAAAAAAAGCACGATCAACCAATGCTGCAAATTCTTCTACTAAATTACGTTTTGCATTAGATGAGGAGCGCGTTATTGGCTCAGTTGCTATTGTTAATCATAATATGCAAAAAGATGCTACATGGCGTTATCGGGTTTATTCAGATAGCGGATATTCAACACTAGTTTATGATAGCGGCACAATTAACGTTTGGCCATTAATGCCATTTGGAAGTTATGAATGGGAAGATAGTCGGTTTTGGGATTTGCAATTGTCTGCTGAAGAAATTGCATTATTTACCAAAACATTAACATACGTTCCAAGCACAATTGCTTCTGCAAAATATTATCAAATAGAATTTTTTGATAGCACAAATACTGATGGTTATGTTGAATTAGGGCGTATTTTTATTGGTGCTATTTATCAACCAGAATTAAATATGAATTTAGGCGCATCAATTGGTGACGAAACAAATACTATTGTTGATGTGGCGTTAAGCGGTGCAGAATTTTTTGATAGAAGAACATCAAGCCGCGTTGCTCAATTCACTTTAGATCATTTGACATATAATGAATCAATTATTAATGGCGACATTATGAAAATAAGCGGCACTGATGCTGAAGTGCTTTATATTTATGATGATAATACGCCATTAGATTTGCATAGACGCGCGTTTTTGGGCAGATTGCGGGCATTATCGCCAATTTCTCAGCCATATAACACAAGATACCAAACAACATACGAGATTAAGGAATTACTATGAGTTCAGTTACGTTTGACGTTGCAGTCGGTGGTGACGGTTCAACCGTTACTGACGATAATAATGCAACAACAGGATTACGCGAAGGCGGGTGGAAAACGCGATTTGTACCATGTTTTACGCAGCAAGTTGCAGTTGCAAATTATATTGTTACAAAAGCAGGTGAAGCATCAGCAAGCGCAGATGCAGCCGCAGCAAGTGCATCAGCCGCAGCCGCATCTTATGATTCATTTGATGATCGCTATCTTGGTGCAAAATCTTCTGACCCATCAACTGATAACGATGGTAATGCTTTGCTTACTGGTGCTATTTACTGGAATACTTCTAGCAGTGTTATGAAGGTATGGTCAGGCAGCGCATGGGTTTCATATAATCCTGGGATTAGTTATTTGCCTACCGCTGGCGGTACGATGACGGGTAACATTGTATTTAATGCTGGTCAACCTTTAGGAACGCCTTCTAGTGGTACTTTGTCGTCTTGTACGGTAGACGGAACTAATGCAGTTGGTTTTAGTAATATACCTATCAACAGTCAAAGCACAGCTTACACGGCAGTTTTAGCAGATTCTGGTAAGTGTATTTTTCATCCTTCAACTGACGCTAATGCACGGACATTTACTATTCCCGCTAATAGCTCGGTAGCGTACCCAATCGGTACAGCAATTTCGTTTGTTAATATGACATCTCAAGTCGTCAGCATTGCTATTACAACAGATACGATGTACTTAGCTGGCACAGGCACGACAGGTACGCGCTCACTTGCTCAGTACGGTACAGCGACAGCACTTAAAATGACATCGACAACTTGGATTATTTCTGGTGCGGGGTTGACCTAATGAGTGGGATACTTCAAGCGGTAATGCGTGATTTTCGGTCTTATGGGGCAGTGTTTCCAAATATTGGTGCACCCTATGGCGGTGGTTTTATTGGAGGTAAAATCAATGTTTCTGGTACGCAGTATTATTTAATTGTTGCACCTAAAGCATCTGGCGAAAATTCAAGTAGAACATGGGGGGTGTATGGCGTAACAACTAGCCAAACATCGGTAATTGATGGCTCTACTAATTCCGCTGTTGAAGCAGCGTTAGGTGCGTCATATCAAGCAGCTACATTCTGTGAGGGTTTAACGATAGGAGGTTATAGCGATTGGTATCTACCCGCTAAAAATGAATTAGAAGTGTTGTACTACTTCTTAAAACCAACAACAGATGCAAACCAAACTTCCTCAGGTTCAAACGCAAATGCCGTATCACCAGAGCCTATTAGCACAAACTACACAAGTGGTTCACCAGATCAAACAAGCGCGGGTATTGGCTTTAGAGCCGGTGAAACAGAAGCGTTTGTTTCTGGCGACTATTGGTCTTCTACTGAGTACAGTGCTACCAATGCATGGAGGCAGCACTTCAACGATGGGGCTCAGCGCTTCAGCGCCACTAAGGACATGAGTTACTACGTCAGAGCCGTTCGCAGAGTACCCGTATAACAAAATAGGATAAAATCATGTACATACAACTAACAAACATTGACGCAGACACGGGTATTCTTTGCACGCAAGCACCAATGCGCACAGGGCCTGCACTCCCAAATGTAAAGGGATTTCAGTTTATCTTTCAAAATGAATCTGATTTTCCTATTGCTTCAAATGCCGATGGTTCACTCAGTAAGCCGCCATTAATTTGGGGAACGTGTGATGATGACGCAGATACAAGACTTGTTGGCGTTTTAAAAGTGTTGTCACAAGTAGAGTTTGATGCGGATAAACAGGCAGAGCATCAAGCTAGAAAGCCATACCCTTCATGGGTAGGTGACATCGACACCATGTCATGGCAACCACCTGTACCTTATCCACAAGATGACAAACGCTACTACTGGGACGAACCAACTGTAACTTGGAAAGAATTTACACCAGTGGTGCAGTTACCATGAAAACTGCTGAATTAGGGTACTTTGGTAATATCTGGGTAAAGCAAAACGTCTTAGAACTTGCGGGTGAAACGCACGGTGGGCATGAGCATAAATTTGACCATGTGACACTGCTTGTATCGGGAAAAGTGTCTGTTGAAATTGAAGGTCATGAACCTAAAGAATTTACAGCACCGACCTTTATCGTTATCCGAAAAGAACATCAACACAAGATTACAGCAGTTAAAGATGGTACAGTTTATTACTGTATCTATGCTCTGCGTAATATGGACGGTGAGCCAATTGAAGATATTTACGGCGAACAACATGACCCAGAATCAGCGAGTGCTAGAAATGAAGGCTACTGGGATAAAATAAATAAAATAGATAAGTGAGAATAAAATGCCTGATGATTCCTGCCGCCTTGCTAAAGTAGAGCAACGAATTGAAAATCTTGAAGAAATATTTGAAGATCGCGGTAAAAAGCTCGACGCCATAATTACAACTCTTGAAGAAATGAAGAACGAGCAAACACGTTATAAAGGATTTATTGGCGGCATTGTATTCACCATTAGCGCGTTGTTTTCGTTTATTGCTTGGTGGACAAGTAAATAATGGAATTTTTACAGTTTGCAACGGATGTAGGTTTCCCCATTGCCGCTGCGTGTGTGGGAATGTACTTTGTATTTCTGACCATTAAATTCCTGCTTGATAGCGTACTTGAAAAGATTAAAAGCCTTATCGGTATCATCAAGCAACTCGATAGGCGTGTAACGGCTATGTCGGAGGATATTGTAAAAATAGATGTACTCATGACAGAAACACTTGATATGCCAATTGAAAAAGAAAAGGTGGCGCGTTTTAATAACCCGCAAGAAAAGAGAATTGATTAATGGATGTTGACGCATTAGCTAAATATATCAACCAATACGGTTTTCCAATCATTGCATCGAGTAGCATGGGTTATATCGTCTATTTTGTGTGGATATGGGTAACGACAATTGTTAAGCCAATACTTACCGAAACCACTGACGCGCTAATTGAGCTTATTGACCAAATACGCCTGCTCGATAACGACATGATACGGCTTACACAAAAATTAATTACGGTACTTTCTATGAGATCACGAAAATGAAAACAGGCGAACGCGGTTTAAAATTAATCAAAGAATTTGAAGGTTGCAAGCTCAAAGCGTATCAATGCCCAGCGGGTGTTTGGACTATTGGCATTGGCTCAACACATTATGGTGATGGTACACCAGTTACTAAAAATAGAACGCTACCTAATGAAGGCGCGGCAATGGCGTTACTGGCTGCAACAATTGGGCAATACGAAAAAGCGGTTAATGCAACAGGTGTTGAATTAACACAAAATGAATATGATGCACTTGTTTGCTTATGCTACAACATTGGCGCAGGTAACTTTTTTAAATCTACACTCGTTAAAATGTTAAAAGCCGGTGACGACAAGGCAGAAATAGTAAAACAGTTTTTGCGTTGGGATAAAGCAGGTGGAAAACCGCTTGCTGGATTAACGCGCAGGCGCAATGCTGAAGCGGAATTGTTTTTAACGCCATAATAAAAAAGCCGCTTATTCAGCGGCTTTATTTTTAATTATCCATTTTTGATAGGCTTCTTCAGGTGTTGAGCCGGAACATACAGCGGTTGTTTGTGTGTAACATAACCATATCCTGCCTATCTTTTTAAGTCGTGGTTTCATGCACTGCGTTCACTTATAAACACGGGTTGCATGGGATTATCTGCAAACCATTTTAATTTTATCAAATAATCGCGCATGGCTTGATAACGCAAGCCGCCTGATGGTTTACCACTTTTAAATTCATACATTACACGCCCTCTTTTTCTTTTAACTTATCAAAATACCACTGTGCTTTTTTTAAATCCTCAGCACCGTTTTTTTGCTTATAACGCCATTGATATTTTAATATGTTCCCGCGTAAAAATCCGATAAATTCTTCTTTTGTTAGCATAGATTCAATTGCGTCAATACATTCAACATTGCCGCTGCTATAGTGCGCTGGTGAGTTTACTTTTTCTTTCTGCTTGTTTAAATGCTTAATGACGTTATCCAATCGAACAGGTGAACATTCAACGGGTGGCGGCAATTCTTCATAGCTTGTCAACGTGTACAAATACGCATTGTCTATTCTATCAACAGATTTATGCACAATGCCTTCTTTGATTAACTTTTGAACCTTAAATTCCACTTGATGTTGCTTTAAATCTGTTAGCTCGGTTATTTCGCGCATTGTCATGCCTTGACGGTTTCCGCGCTGAAGTATTTGCTGGATCATTTTTTAATCTCATTAAGTTGATATGGGTGGCACGTTAGATTCCATCTGCCTGCAAATTGCAAATTTTTAAACGCAAAATCTTGTCTAACTGCCGCGCTTTCACACGAAGCCTTATCTGCAAATTCAATTGTTGATTGTGTAAGCTCACCGTGAGTGGTTACAGCGATAATTAAAATATAAGCTGTTGTTGCAATCATTTGTTATCTCCGATGTGTCGGTATTCATATTCAGCACGAAAGCAAATAAATGAGGTACAGTTTGACCAGCTAAATTCTTCACCACATTTAACTTCAAACTCAACCCAAGGGTCATTACGTCTTTGCGCTACCTCAGCATATTTCATAATCATTTCTGCGTGTGGGTGTGGTGTGATGACGGGTTTCGGTCTATCGTATTTTGCTATTTGGAAACAGAATCTCCACGCATTTTCACCAACCCAATAAAAATTTACTTCTGCTCTGTCTGCGCATTCTGGTGCATTACCCCAATTAACATTAACTTGCACACCTGTTTGCTTTTCGTTCCATTCGTGAAACTCCTCGTATAAATCTCTACTTGTCGATTGGTTACTAGCAATCCCAATCAATTCCGCAAGTTGTTCGTTTGTTAATAAGCTCATACCCCTGTACTCCCAAAGCCACCTGCACCACGCTCAGTCACTGCGCTAAATTCCTCAACTTCTTTAAATATCGGACGCAATACAGGCACAAAAAACATTTGAGCAATACGCTCGTTAGGTTGAATTCGATAACTATCACCATGTGTCATACGCAACTTAACCATAATTTCGCCTTGATAATCACTGTCAATTACGCCAACCGTGTTCATCAAACCAACGCCATAATTAAAACCCAGCCCACTGCGCGGAACAATCAAACCAACAACAGACTTGTCAGCAATATGTATTGCAATGCCTGTAGGAATTAGCACGGGCGTTTCTGGTGTTAAAAGCATGGTTTCTTCAATACAGGCGCATAAATCAATAGCGGCTGCGCCTTCGGTTTGAAATTGCGGAATAACCGCGATTGGTCTTACTTTTTTTATCTGCATAATGTCATCTCCCATTGTGTAGGCATGTCGCCAATCCACGTTTTTAAAAATTCCCGTGCGGTTTTATTTCCGCGCTGGCTTTCTGATAAATTAATGCGCTTAATTTGTATATGCTCGATTCCTTCATCATCAACAACCAACCTTCTACCGATCAAATCGCCGCAGTATTTCGCAAACTCTTTTTTATCATAAAAAAACACTCTCCAATTTTTTACAATGCGCTCAAATCGTATTGCATTTCTCATGCGATAATTAACCGTTTGTGGTGATAAACCATGCTCAGTAGCAAAGTCTAAAACAGTCTGTTCATCTTCGTTTGGATGGCAAACAACAATGTTATTAATTCTAAAATTATAATTATCACCGTCTTTAAAAATAACAGCATCTTCAAAACTTGGATAATAACCATGTGAAAAGAAAACAGCCATGCGCCATGCGGTAAAGTATTTTTTACCGTTTTCTTTTTTAACGCAAATGGTGGCTTGCCGATTTGCGTAGTTAAAAGACAACGGTTTGTCAGGCGTTCTTTTTCGGTAAAATGTGCCTGTTCCACCACAATAAATAATGTTTTCTTTTATACTTTCCAACTCTTTAAGCGAAACTTTTAAATCTCTTTTTATTGGTTGCACCATGCTATTACCTTTGATGTTCAATTTTTAAATCAAAAATAGGGCGTATTTCATGACAACGATCACACTCCCTAATTCCTCTGCTTACATATTGCCGCCATGTTTTATGCTGGCAGTTTGTTGCGCTTGGAGTTGGTGTTACCTTCTCAACTGGTTTAATCAATGCCATAGCCATATCCCCGCTAATATGAGTGCTAATACATAGAATATTAATGCTGCAATGTCGTCAATCTCCACGCGCGTACTCCACCATAAAACAAACTATTAAAACAAAAATGCCAGTCCAAAAAATTAATTCAGCCATGTTTTGCAAGCTCCTCTAAAATATGAAAAATGTTTTGCGTTTCTTTGATGCTGCGCAGTTTTTGTTGTTTTAGCTGTCTGCGTTCTTCTTTGAGCTCACGTAAGCGGTTTTCTAAATGATCTTTTAACGCAATTTGTTTCATCTTGCTACCATCTCCCCACGAACATTACGTTCCATTTCATACACGGAGTAAATTTTGTTGTCATGTATGATAAATTCACCAATACTGGTTTTAATAACCTCATGGTAATGACGATGCATAGTTGCCACAGCAACAAATCCAGTCAAGCAACCAGCTACAAATGATGCGATTAAGCACCAAATAATTGCGTTTTCTTTCATTCGACCACTCCAGTTTTACTGTCATTACAAATTGCTCCAATAATGCGCGTAGGACGTTTAAATAACTGATACGCACCAACAGCAAGATTATATTCTTCCTTTGCGTTGTTGCATGCTTTCATGGTTTCGTAGGGTATTGCAACGCTAGTGTATGCAATTACTTCATGCGTGGTCATGCGTCCGCGCTTGTCGATGTTTGTGTCTACTGTCAAAAATGACAGCGTTAGTGCTAGTGTTGCGCTCATAAAACCGCCTTTAATTTTAATAATTCACGTTTAATTGTGTAAAGCTCAGTTGTTGCTTTATTGCTTTTTGTCCAAAAATAAACAGCGGTTAAAATAAAAATAACGTAAGCAATGCCTGTTTCGTCTAGCATCTTTAAAAAATCAATCATAAATCACCTTTGTATTAAAAAAAGCCACTCGTCTTAGCGGCAGAGGTAGGAGTTGTTTGTTATAGCAAATCACTTAAATTGTGATCGCTTTTAAAATCGTTTAAGTAAATTTCATCAATGCCTTTTTCAGCGTCTTTGTAAATATTAATGTCGTTGTCGTTAACGTGTTCATAAACAATTTCTTTTAATTTTTCTGAACCAATCATTTCTTCACCTTCTTCATCGGTAAATGAAATGTCGTCAACTAAACACTCACGATCATCTTCAATGTCGTGGTGAAAAGTAGCTTCAATTCTTTTACCGCTAAGTGTTGCAGTAGCACTAACGTTAATTGTTACGCCATCGTTTGATACGATGTCAAAATAAATTTCTATTTCCATTTTTTTCTCCTAAAAAAAGCAGTAACAATTCCATTTACTTTAACTTTCATTCCATTTTCGTCAAGTGTTTCAGTTTCTACATAATCACCAATTTTAACTTTTGTATAAATCGGTGCTATAGTGTCGTCGTTAATTAATATTGTTGTCATTGTCATTTTATTTACTCCAGTTATTTTTGTTATACGTTTTTGTTAACGTGCGCATATAGTAAAACAAAAATTTACTATATGCAAGCATTAATTAAAAATATTTAAAAAGGAATATCATCATGCTGTGGTTGTTGTGCAGCTCTAGCGGCTTTATTTTGCGCTATTTCTTCATAAGCCTGCGCAGGTGTTTGATAGGTTGGTTGTGCTTGTACTGATTGCACATTTGCGTCGCGCTTGCCAACTAAATCAATAATATTAGCGTTAATCTCTAGCGTTGTTTTTTTAACTCCATCCGTTCCTGCAAATTCACTTTGAGTTAATTCACCTGAAATAAATACTTGTTGTCCTTTCTTCAGGTAATCTTTTAAACTTCCTTCTGCGCGTTTACCCCATAGCGCAACGCGGAACCAAATAGTTTGCTGTTTATCGCCAAAGCCGATGTTATTGGCTACCGCCACATTTAAAACAGTTTGCCCGCTTGCTGTATTTCTTACTTCTGCATCACGTCCAACTGTGCCTGTAAAACTAATAACGTTACTCATAATCTAAACTCCTAATAAAAAAATTGCTAAATCAACGCGCTTTTCTAGCTCGTATCGTTCTTCTTTTGTCACAAGCCATTTATAGCGCATGACATTTTTATAATATCCTCCATTAATTAAATATGGTAATTCTTCATCTTTTGCATTAGCAATAAAATAAAATCGTTTGTCGTCTTGATCTAATGATGCGGACCTAATCGCGTCTAATTCTTCTTGATATGGGCAAAACACAATTAACTCTGCATAATCTTTGTTAGTTAAAATAGCGTTGCTTACAAGTTGCCAGTAATATTCTGGGAAATCATCTCCCAATGAATTATCTTTAAAAGATTTTTCAAGCTCGCAAAAGTTTTTTAATTGTGGGCATTTAATATCGCCAACACAATCAGAGCTAATTAAATCAGGCGCACCAGTCCAACGGGAAAATTTAGGATGAATTATGCGTTCTGTTGACGCTAATTCGTACTCTAAGCCAATATGATGATCGTTTACATACGATTCAACAAACGTACCCCATAAAGCAGGGCGTGATGATTGTTCGGTGCTTAATGATCTACCCAAACGCATTTCATACCGTGTTTCTTCAATATATGTTAACGCTGGCTTACCAAGTGAATCAGCAGCCTTTCCATTTGTCATTAATTTATAAATATTGCTACTGCTAAACGTTCCTGCTCTCATTATTTGCTCTCCAAAAATAAAATTAATTTTTTGTAGCTGGTTTTCTCTCGATTATTAACGATGCGATGCGCATAATGCAGTTCTTTTTCGCTTAATAATTCAGTTTTTAGCGTTAATTGCTCAATTGCGTAATTCCAATCTTGAGCAATGAATCTTACTTCATCTTTGATTTCATCAACACTTAAAACATCACGTCTATTTAAGTTTGCGCCAAACAAATCGCCAAAATGATCGCAAGCATCTTTAATTGCAACCGTTTTAGCCAATGGGAACGCCATTGATAACGCGCCATTGTTAATGCTTGCTAGATCGGCAACACTGCAACCTTTCTTAGTTTGAAGTTGAGCAGCTCCAATGCCATCGTGATAATTCCATTCATTTGTCACTGGGTGCAAGTAATGAACGCGAACAGTAACCCAAACACCGTTGAAAGCTGTACCCTGCCCAGTAATTTCAATTTTCCATTGTGGAAAAATCGCTTTCATTAATGTTTCGACTTTATCAATTGGTAAATACCGATAACCAGCAATATACGGGTGTTTTTTTACCCATTCTTCAATCGGTTGCTGATTCATTAAATCATCGAATTTTTTTACGTTGGGATTGACGATTACCCCGTTTTTAATATCGTCTATTGTTGCTAATTGCATATTTTCACCTTTTTTATTGAATCACCGCGATTCGTGGTAAATTATAAAATAAAGATTTACATAAGTAAAGAAAAGTTTTATTATACAACCACCAAAAGAAAAGAGGAAATCATGGATTTAATAAATATTGTTAATTATTTTGGTAGCAAGCAAAAACTTGCTCAAGCAATTGGAACGTCAAAGCAAAACGTAAACATTTGGAAAGATAAAGGTTATGTTCCAACAAAATGGGCTATTGAGATTGAAAAAGCATCTAATGGCGAAATTCAAAGATCAGAAATAAGACCGGATATTTTTACATGATAAAAGACAGAGATTATCAAATAAACGCCATACAAGGCGTAAGAAACGCAATTTTTAACGGTAGTAAGCGTGTTCTGGTACAAGCATCAACAGGAGCAGGTAAAACGCATATAGCTGCGCGTATTATTGAATCAGCAGTAAACAAAGGTAAGCGTGTGCTATTTGTCGCGCATAGAAAAGAGATCATTGGGCAATCTTCATTAAAACTTGATTCAATGGATATTGAGCATGGGATTATTATGGCAGATCACCCACGCTATAAACCAACAGAGCTGGTTCAAGTTGCAAGCGTTCAAACATTGCGCGTTAGACATAAACCAAAAGCCGATATTGTTTTTTTTGATGAGGCACATTTAAGCGTTTCAAAATCATTTTTAGATCTTGTTGAGCATTACAAAGATTCAATTATTATTGGATTAACCGCCACGCCTGTTCGTACTGATGGGCGTGGACTTGGTGAAATATATCAACACATGACGCAAGTCGTCCCAATGCGTGAATTGATTGAACAAGGTTTTTTAGTTCAACCGCGAGTGTTTGCGCCATTTATTCCAAATCTTGGTAATTTTAAAGTTGTTCGTGGTGATTACGATGCAACGCAAGTAGCTGCTGAAATGGATAAATCGAGCATTACAGGCGACATTGTTAAGCACTGGAAACAACACGCTAATAACAGATCAACAATCTGTTTTGCATCAAGCGTTGCACATTCGCAGCATATTGTTGATGAATTTAATGCTAATGGCATAACCGCAAAGCATTTAGACGCTAAAACACCCGCGCATTTGCGCGATAAAATTATTGATGACTTCAAAATCGGTAAATTTAAAGTGCTTTCAAATATGGGTATTTTAATTGAAGGTTTTGATTATCCTGAAACATCCTGCGTTATTCTTGCAAGACCAACTCAATCAGTAACGATTTATTTGCAAGCAGTTGGACGCGGTATGCGTACTGCTTGTGGCAAAGATGATGTAATTATTTTAGATCATGCTGGATTAACCCATTCACACGGTTTCGTTACAGACGAACGCGAGTGGTCGCTTGATGGTAGAAAAAAGAAATCAAAAAAAGGTGAATCGGAAAAAGCTCCAGCAGTAACAATATGTGAATCATGTTTTTGTGCTTATAGCAGGCAAGAACACCCAAATGCGTGTCCTGAATGTGGAAAAGTGACAGAAAAACGCGCAATTATTGAGATTGATGCTGATGCAGAATTGGTTGAAATTAGTCCACTGGAAATTAAAGCACAAAAACGAGTGGAATTAGTGCAAGCGCGAACACTTGAGGAATTGGTGGCGTTGGGCAGGGCGCGTAATTATCAATACCCTGTGCAGTGGGCGCAAAGAATTATTGAACAACGGAACGCTTGGAAAAATAAAAATAGAGGTGGGTTATGAGATACGGTTACGAAAACATTAAACATATTAAATGTGGCAATGTGTCATTAACTGAAAAAAATAAAACAGTTAACGGCATATATTTAGATATTACAGATAAATTTGAAAATATTGCTAATTTTACATTTACAACTGGTGAAGCAGAACAATTAGCAAACGAATTATTGCAAGCTGTTTTTGATGCTACTGAAAAACTGGTTTTAAAAAATAAAAAAGATATAACGCAAGAAGAATGGAAGGTAATAGACGAAAAAAATTGGGCAAAAATAAAGTCTAAAATTTTATCATGTCAAAAATACCTTCATACACATGATTTTGTTAAAACTTTATCTGTGATTGATATACACGATGGGAATATTCTTAATTTAGAATCTAACACGCATGCGCAGCATGTAAGCTCCCGTTTTTTATCTGATGTTTGTAGTGCAATTAGCTATGCCGACTGCATAGCAATTGATGATGACGGAGAAGAAATTGAGCTTGGCAGCAGTATTAACTGGGTTCATATTTTTTTTAAAAATACTAGACAAGACGAATTTGAGTACAGTGTATGAGCATACTAACTGAAGATGGTATATACAATGACACATATATTGATTGCGCAATTGTTAAAGATAATATTATTTCTTTACTTATACACGATAAAAAAAATAGCGTAACTAGATCGTATAAATTTGAAAGTGTTGAAAAAGCCGAAGAATTAGCTAATAAGTTGTTGCAGGTTATTTTTACAATTACTGAAGTTAAAGAAAACACACAAGATAATCATCAAAAAATGTGGAAATACATTTGGAAATGTTTAGGAAATGGCGAACCAAAAAATGGCGATTTTTGGAGATTTTGTGAAAGGCTTACTTTTAATAGATTTGAATGTAATAACGGAGATTTGCACTTAACTTCAAATGCTATGAATACAAATGTTATTGGCAATGTAATGAAATGTATATTTGATGTTACTAAAAATTATGACACAGGTGGTCACCCAGTTATGAAAATAATAATACATGATAACCCACATGGAAAGGAGTATCACTTTGAATTTGATGGTGAGAAACAGGTATTTGATTTATGACCGAGCAACAAATCCAACAGGAAATTAGGCTTGCTGTATCAGTTCCCAACGTCAGGTTATTTAGAAACAATGTCGGCAGCATTAAAGATGCAAACGGTAGACTTGTCACATTTGGTTTATGCAAAGGCAGTGCTGACCTCATTGGCTTTAAATCAGTGACAATAACACCCGAAATGGTTGGCAAAAATGTGGCAGTTTTTGTTAGTCTTGAAGTAAAAACACCAAAAGGAAAAATATCTGAACCGCAACAGGCGTGGTGTGATATGGTAGCCAGCCGCGGTGGAATTGCGGGAATTTGTCGAAGTGTTGAAGATGCTAAGGAGCTTTTAAAATGACAATATCACGACTTAAAAAACTAGCCTATTCACAACAATTTCACGGAAAACCTACAATTGACGGCTGGAAAACTTGCCATTTATATCTAGGCAGCAACTCGTGGCAAGCTAAAGAAGATATTTCAACAGATAGCGTTATTTTGCCTGCTGGTGACAATCCAGCGAATTATGATTGGTCTATTATGCGTGGAAATATTATCTTCGCGTCAGTGCTTGGTAATTGCGATTTAACCTATAGAAAGCGTGTGGCTTTATACGCTCTACGCGGTGGGGCTTATCAAATACGATTTAAAATAAAACAAGAAATAGAATTATGCGGTTATCCATTGGAGATATTTAATTATGACGAGCGTTACGATGCCTAAAAAAAATAAACACGATCTTGAAGAAGAATTTAAGGAGGAAATAGTTGATGTTGATAGCCGGCTAATTGATTCACCTGATTATCTTTTACAAAATTACATCATGCTTCACGGTACAAATTGCGTTTGGGATATATCAACAGGTGCAATGTTAAAAGTTGAGCATCTTAAAATGTCTTTTCCTATTTCTTATAAAATATGGCAATCGCAGCCATCTCGAAAAATAATACCAGCAACTGATCTTGTTTTTTCTCCAAAAGGCGTTGGCAAAGATCAGATAAATATGTTTACAGGGATAAAAATGCGCCCAAGTTATGGGAACGGATATAAAGCATGGAATATGCACCTGATGGATATTTGTGATGATGACATGAAATCTGTCAAATGGATTACATCGTGGTTTGCTTATCAATTGCAAAATCTAGGCTCTAAAATGCGCACGTCACTTGTTATTTATGGAGACGAGGGAACAGGGAAGAATATTTTAGTAAACGCCATAAAAGAGATTTACGGGCAATATGGCGACGAAATAGGGCAGTCACAAATTGAATCACAATTTAATGCGTGGGCATCTTGTAAATTGTTTCTTGTGGCTAACGAAGTTGTATCAAGGCGCGAACGGAGGCACATCAAAGGAAAATTAAAACAGTTAATAACAGAGCCTTTTGTTTATATTAATCAAAAATCAATGCCTGAACGTGTTGAGCCTAATTATGCAAACTTTGTATTTTTATCCAATGAAGATGTGCCAATTGATGCAAGCGAAGGAGATCGCAGATTTAACTTTACAGAAGTTAAATTAAAACAACACATGACACACGATCATTTTACGCAGTTAAAATCAGATATTATCATTTCAGATTTATATGGTTATTTGCTTAGTTATGATTACGGTGATTTTAACGAGCATACAAAGCCGCTATTAAACGAAGCAAAACAAAAGGTGACAGACGCTAACCTACCAAGTGAACAAGCTTTCCTGCGCGATTGGCTGACAAATAAAACAATGTTTCCAGTTGAAACAGTATCAGCAACGACACTTTATTGGGCTTATAAATGTTGGGCAGCAGAAAACGGTGAAACTTACACTTGCACACAAACAACATTTGGGCGTGTGGTTGGACGAATTGAGCACATAGTAAAAGCGTTTGTTTCGATTAAATTTACATCGAGAAAAATAACAGTTTACTTTATGGATAAGAATGTTGTAACGTCAAGCATAGATGACACCACGACCAAAAAATTCGATGACATGGTTTTACAGCAAAAATTGAAATATAGGCTCTAATTTGTAACAGTTACAGCGGTTTTTGTAACAGTTAAAGCAAACCCCTACAAAAATAACTTTATAAGATTCAACGTCTTGTAACAGTTGTAACAGTTGTAGGGGTTTTTTTATGTTTTTCACCTAAATTATGATAAAACTTGTTTTTTATATATAACTATTACAACTATTACAAGTCTATAATATATAAAGAAAAAACAGTTACAAAAACTACTACAAAACCATTACAAACTGTTACAACAAAAAAGCGCACATTTTGCGCATTTAATAAAATAAATGTTTACTTATTACTAGTTGCAGTTATAATTAATTAACCAACCAACCCAGAAATCACTTTATGGCGATTTATCAATAACTGGGTTGGTTGGTGACAGCTTGGAAAGACAAACATTATCAATAATCAACTTTACGAAGAATTGACAACCTTGTGGCTGGCTAAGAATCCAAACAATGAACCAGATATAAAGGATTGGCGATGTTGGAATCGACCAATCGGGTTGGCTCAAGACGCAGGTAGAATACGGTGTACAACGTATCGAAATGTATAAGTAAGAGAGTTGATTATTGATAGTACGCGCACAGCGCACCTGTAATGGCCAGACGCTCAGAAATAGGAGACTTGGGATCGCTTGAAAGTACAGCGACGAATACTGAGATTACTATCAATTTTAAACACGGCCACCACTCATTGCAGTTTATGGCGTGGTGGTTTTTTAACCATAACCACACAATCATTAACGTGTCCTCGGGCACGGAAAAAAGACCCGAGCAGTTCTCGCTGGTGCATTTCTGATAATTTTGCACACCTGCGCAATGGTTGTGTGTTTATAGTTAATTTAAACAGGAACAAGAATGAAAAATACGTTAACAGATTTAAACAATCATTTATTTGCTCAAATGGAAAGATTGAGCGAAGAATCATTAAGTGTTGAACAACTTGCTTTTGAAGCAGAACGCTCAAAAAGTTTGACGATTATTGCGCGTACAATCGTGGATAATGCGCGTTTAGTCCTTGATGCACAGACACGCATTAATGACATCCCAGAACGCAAAGAGCTGCCTGCTATTTTAAAATGAACAGCGGGCAGTTTGAAAAAGGGTTTACGCCTTGGAATAAAGGATTAAAAGGCGTCAATGGGGAATCGGAAAGCAGATTTAAAAAAGGTCATACTGGCTATAGAACTAGACAAATTGGCGATGAAAGAATAGATAGAGATGGTTATGTTTATGTTAAAGTTTATGAAGGTGGTAACAAACATCACTGCTGGAAATTAAAGCATCGTTTGATTTATGCACAGCATTATGGCGAAATAACAGGTGAAACGATTGTCAGGTTTTATGATAATGACAAACAAAATTTTAATATTCAAAATTTATATGCGGTAACAAAAGGCGAAAACGCTGTTTTAAATCGTTTAAAATTTGCCAATGAACCACTTGAGTTAAAACCGACAATATTGGCAATGGTTAGAATGTGCTTAAAAGCTAAAATACCTTATAGGGTTTCCGCACAGTAGGGGGAAATATGGAAAAAAAGGCAGGAAATAGGGGCGTAGGACGCGTTAAAGGCGTGCCTAACAAAGTTACCAAAGAATTAAAAGAGATGATTCTAGGTGCGTTAGATGACGTTGGAGGGCAGGCTTATTTAGCAAGGCAAGCTGATGAAAACCCAACGGCATTTTTAACGTTGGTTGGTAAAGTGTTGCCGATGACGGTTAACACTAATTTACAAGATACAACGCCTATAAAAATTCACATTATTAAAGCCGAAGAAATGGAGCTTTAATGCCAGATATACCTTTAACGCTACCGCAAAGACAATTTGTGTTTTCAGAAGAACCTTATCCGGCTATTGTTGGTGGATTGGGTAGCGGAAAAACACGAGCAGGAACAATGCGGGCGGTATTATTACTTCTTCAAAATAAAGGCGTAAACGTTGGTATATTTTTACCAACTTATGATTTATTACGATTAAGAGCGATGCCCGGAGTTGAAGAAGATTTAGCAATGATGGGTTTAAAATTCCATGTAAATAAATCAGAATTTAAAATTGATGTTGCTGGCTATGGTTTTATTATTTTTCGCAGTTATGATAACCCGTCTAAAATTGTATCTTTTGAAGTAGCTCACTCAATCGTTGATGAGATTGATACATTGCCAATGGATAAAGCGGCTTTAGTATGGCGAAAAATAACAGAAAGAACACGGCAAAAGTTTGACGGTAAAAATACTATTGGCGTAGTGACAACGCCTGATAACGGAATTAATGGATTTGTTTATCATAAATGGGTAAAACTACAACAAAAAGGCTATGTTTTATACAAGGCAAGCACCTATTCAAACCCGTTTTTACCTAAAGATTATGCAGAGCAGATTTTAGCTAACTACGACCCAGTATTGGCTGAACTTTATTTAATGGGCGATTTCGTATCGTTAAACAAAAACAAAGTTTATCATTTTTTTGATCGTAAACGACACCACACACAGCGAGAACTAAATGAACGCGATACATTCATTCATGTTTCAATTGATTTCAATATTGGTGGTTGTTGTGCTGTTACTTTTGTCATTGATAATAATATTCCTATCGCTGTTGACGAGTTTGTTTCACACGATACGCAAGACTTTATTAACAATTTAACGCGTTATGGTGATAGAAAAATAATCGTTTATCCTGACGCAAGCGGAAAGGCAGGAAAAACAAATTCAAGCCAATCTGATATTGGCATGATTAGACAAGCAGGTTATCAACTGCAATATAATCCAGCCAATCCAGCAGTACGGGATAGAATCAACGCGTATAATGGATTGCTTTCACACGATAAGTTATTCATTAACACAGATAAATGCCCAAACTTAACCAATGCGCTTGAAACTCAAGGCTATGATGATAAATTAGAGCCAGAAAAGTTTACAGCTCACCCAGCCATTGATGATTGGGTTGATAGCAGTGGATATTTTATTGCGTTCAAATATCCGGTACTGCACAATAGACCGCAATTTGCTGCGATAACTGGGATTTAAAACTTAAAATTATGTTATAATTACATTGTGCCTAGACTTAGCGGTCGAACACGGATTGAACAACCGTTGGCACATAACCTTTCGTTCATATAATCCAACTGTTCAAGGGATTCTCAAAATGAAAAATAATATTTTTTTTGTATATTTACATATTCGCCCAAATAATAAAGGATTGCATAGTATATTTTATGTTGGAAAGGGGACTAAAACCCGCTTAAAATATATTGATAGAAAATATAATACTTATCATACAAAGATTGTGACAAAATATGGAAAAGAAAATATTATTGTTCGCTCTATGGTTTGCAAATCAGAATCTCATGCTTTTGAATTAGAAATAGACATAATTAAAAAACTAAAAAGTTTAGGTGTTCAATTGGCAAATATGACAAATGGAGGAGAAGGAGTAAGCGGAAATATTATGTCAAAAGAGGCTAAAGAAAAAATATCTATAGCTGTAAAAAATAGACCTCCAGCATCAGCAGAAACAAGAGCAAAAATTTCTGAATCAAAAAAAAACATATCAAATGAAACAAGAAAAAAAATGTCTGAATCTCGAAAGGGAAAAGAACTTTCAGTGGAAACAAGATTAAAAATATCTAAAGCAAAAAAAAATATATCAGTAGAAACAAGAAAAAAAATGTCTGAAAGCCATAAAGGAAAAACACTTAGCAAAGAAACAAAAAATAAAATTGGAATTTTTGCTAAAAATATAAGTGTTGAACAAAGAAAAATACTTTCTGATTCAGTAAAAAAATCATGGATAAAAAGAAAAGAAGATAAAATAATGAAAAATATAAATTTAATTGGGGAATAACATGAGCGTTGACGCTAAACATTCGGAATATTTAGAGCACTACGAGCAATGGGAGCGATGCGAACATGCGTCAGAAGGTCAAGACGAGATCCACAAAGAAGGTATCAAATACCTTCCACGCCTAAGCGGTCAAAATGACGCTGAATATTATGCTTACAAACAACGCGCGTTATATTACAACGCTACAGCAAGAACGGTAAATGGCTTAACGGGAATGATATTTCTTAAACCCGAAGTCATCACAGCACCTGCAGCAATGGATAATATTATTGCAGACGTGACAATGAGCGGATTATCACTGCATCAATTTGCTGAAGTCATTAGCGAAGAAGTCATCACCATTGGACGTTGTGGTGTTCTTGTCGATTACCCACCTATTGTTAACGCGGTAACACTTGCACAGGCACAAGCACAAGGCGCAAGACCTTACGCGACCATGTATGACGCAGAATCAATTATTAACTGGAAAACTGGACGTATTAACAACGTTGAACAGTTAACACTGGTGGTACTTGAAGAAGAACACGAGATCGCAGTCGATGAGTTTGAATCTAAATGCGAACCGCAATGGCGCGTTTTAGATTTAGGTGATGGTGGCATTTATCGTCAACGTGTTTTCCGCAAAGACAAACGCGGTGAGTTTATTTTAGTGGATGAAATTTACCCACAAATTAACGGGCGAACACTTAACAAAATCCCGTTTGAGTTTTTTGGCGTGCGTGACAATTCACCATGTGTTGATAAGCCGCCATTGCTTGATCTTGTTGACGTGAATTTATCGCATTACAGAACCACTGCCGATTATGAACACGGGTTGCACTTTACTGGACTACCAACACCCGTTGTGACAGGATATTATTCAGATGATAAAAGCGCGTCACTTCGTATCGGTAGCGGAACGGCATGGCTATTGCCAGAAGCACAATCAAAAGCGTTTTATCTTGAATTTACAGGTCAAGGTTTGGGTGAATTGCGCGAGGCATTGCGCTCAAAAGAGGCAATGATGGCAACACTTGGAGCGCGAATCTTAGCACCTGAAAAACGCGCAGCAGAATCAGCGCAAACGGCTAATATTCACAGATCAAGTGAAAACAGCGTACTTGCTTCAATTTCACAATCTATTAGCATTGGATTAACGCACGTCATGGAGTATTTGCGCGATTGGTCAGGCGTAACTGGTGATGTTAAAGTTGAATTAAACCGTGATTTTATTCCAAATTCAATGACAGCTCAAGACTTGGATAGTTTAGTTAAAAGTTGGCAAAGTGGGGCTATTTCGCATCAAACATTATTTGATAACCTTGTCGCTGGTGACATTATCATGCAGGACGTATCGTTTGATGATGAAATGGAGCGCATTGCAGTTATGCCTGCTACTGGTGGGTTAATGTAATGGAAGAATCAGCTAACACGCAACTGCGTGATAAAACGATTGCACATGAAATTTATTTGCAGCGATATTATTCATCAACAAGTAAAAAGGTCATGGACTTGTTGCGTGTTGTTGAAAAAGATTTGGTTAAACAATTAAAAACGCTAGACCTTGATAACCAAATGACAATCCCGCAGATTGACGCGCGGTTAGAATCAGTGCGGGCGATTTTAAATGAAGGTTATGATTTAGCCGGTAAAGAGTTAATCAGTAACATGAAAGACGCAGCAGAGTATGAGCAAGAATGGCAAATCAAAGCCATTGATGATTCAACGCCTGTTGTGCTGGACATGGTAGCGGTTGCGCCCGTGACGTTATTTGCTGCGATTGAATCAAAACCATTGCAGGGAAAACTGATTAAAGAATGGATTGATAAATTAGATCAAGATAGTTACACGCGCATACAGGACGCGGTGCGCATAGGTTTAGTTGAAGGGCAGTCGTATAGTGATGTGGTTAAACGCATTACAGGTACAAAAGCACTCCAATACACCGACGGCATTAACTCACTTAACGCACGTCAAACGCAGGCGTTAGTATCAACTGCAATGTCACACGCAACGAATGTAGCAAGCGAAGAATTTTATAAAGCCAATGACGATTTAATAAAAGGCTGGCAATTTTTAGCCACGCTTGATTTTAAAACAACAACTTTGTGCAAATCATATGATGGTCAAAAATTTGATTTAGGTAAAGGTCCATATCCACCTGTCCACGTTAGATGCAGATCAAGCACTGTTCCTGTTTTAAAATCGTGGAAAGAAATGGGAATGAAAGACCCACCAGCGGGAACACGGTCATCACTTGATGGGCAAATTAGCGAAACAATCAATTATGATGAATGGTTGCGTAAACAATCACATGAAAAGCAAGATGAAGCACTAGGAAAAGGAAAAGCTGAAATATTTAGATCGGGCGTAAAGCTGGAACGATTTGTTGAAAATGGGAAAGAATTAACACTTGAACAATTGAAAAAAATTGAAAAGTAAATCAGTAGTCAAGTAATCCTTGACAGTTGAACATTTATAAATCAATTAGTTAGTTAAAATATTTTCAAGGTGTTTATTTTTTTTAATTGATGTTTATTATCTTATGCTGTATAAATGCGACAAACACTCGCCATGTGTTTACTCTAGTGTCGTTGGTGTTACACCTTTCATCAACGGCACACCCTAATTTGTAAGGAAATATTTATGTCATTTTTTGATAATATTGTTCATAAGGTTTCAGACGGGGCTAAAAAAGCAGTCGATGAAGCAACAAGTGCAGTTGATGATATTTCACACGGTGACATTATCGGTGCGGCAGAACACGTTGAGAATATCCGTGAAATCCCACAAGATACAGCGATTGAAATTATTAAAGACGCAATTTAGATTTTATTAACGATGGCAGAGCCGTCAACCACAACCCAGAGGGTTATATGTCAGAAGAATTAAGTATTGCAGAGCAAATTAAAGCCGCAGTTGATGAAGCAACAAGCGGACTTGCAAAGAAAAACGGTGAACTTTTAGCAGAGCTGAAAGAGGCACGAAAAGGAAAGCAAATAGATCCAGCGGAATTGGATAAACTACAAAATAAAATTGATGAATTAGAAAACAATCTAACGGCATCACAAAAAACAATCAAAGATCAGCAAAAAGCATTTGAGCAAACTAAAGCCGCATTAGATTCAGAAAGTGGGTTTACATCTAAATTGCTTTTAGATAATGGCTTGACGGATGCACTTGTAAAAGCTGGTGTTGCCACACCATTTTTACCTGCGGTAAAAGCTATGTTATCATCACAGGCGAAAATTGCTATTGATGGCGACACACGCAAAGCAGTTATAGGCGACAAAGATTTAAGCGCGTTCGTAACAGAATGGGCGACCAGTGACGACGGCAAACATTATATTGCAGCACCACAAAATAACGGTGGTGGCGCAAGTGGTGGTAGTGGTAGCACTGGGCAACAAGTTGTAAGCCGTTCAACGTTTGACAATATGTCACACCCAGAGCGGGCAAGTTTTGCAAAAAGTGGCGGCAAAGTTACAGATTAATTTTTATCCTGTTTCGATTGCCGTCTAATATTTATTTTTATTTTAGAAGGCAATCAAGATGGCAAATACCTTATCGCAATTAGCAGCAGACATATACAAAGCGGCAGACGTAGTCGGTCGTGAATTAGTTGGTTTTATTCCCTCAGCCACCATTAACGGTGACGCAACAACCCGCGCTGCAAAAGGCGACACAATCCGTGCGGCTTTCACTCGCACACCAAGCGTTAACACTTCGTTTGCACCTTCAATGACAATTCCTGAAGGTACAGATCAAACCGTCGATAATAAAACAATGACGCTTGATTCTTATGCTTCGGTTCAGATTCCGTGGACTGGTGAAGATATTAAACACGTCAACAATGGTGCAGGTTATGAAACCATTTATGGTGACCAAATAGCTCAAGCAATCCGCGCATTGTGCAACAAAATCGAAACTGATTTATTCTTAGCGGCTTATAAAGGCTCTTCACGCGCTGTCGGTTCAGCAGGCACAACACCATTTGCGTCTAACTTCGACACTATCGCGCAAGTGCGCCAAATCTTAGTTGATAACGGCTGCCCAACTGATAATCAAATCTCATTGGTTATGAACACAGCGGCAGGTGTTAAATTGCGTAACTTAGCGCAATTGCAACAAGTTAACACAGCAGGTAATGAGGCATTATTGCGTCAAGGCACATTGCTTGATTTGCAAGGTATCATGGTCAAAGAATCTGCTGGTATTACTTCGCACACAAAAGGCGCAGGTACATCTTATGTTACCAATGGCGCAACCACAGCAAATTCAACCGATGTTGTATTGAAAACTGGTAGCGGCACAGTATTGGCTGGTGATATTGTCACATTTGCGGGCGACACTACTAACAAATATGTGGTTAACGCTGGTATTACCGCACCCGGCACAATTACATTGGGCGCACCGGGCTTAAAAGTTAACATTGCTGACGCTAACGCGTTAACAATTGGCGACAATTACACGCCAAGCGTTGCATTTCACAAATCAGCGGTTGAGTTAGGCATTCGCCCGCCTGCAATGCCAAACGGTGGTGATAGTGCTGTAGACGTGATGACAGTACAAGACCCAACAAGCGGTCTAGTTTTTGAGATCGCAGTCTATAAAGGTTACATGAAAACTATGCTTGAAGTACGTTGTTTATATGGCGTAAAAGTATGGAAACCAAACCACGTTGCTACGTTGCTAGGTTAATTTTTCTAGGGGGTTCGCGTTCGTTCCTGTTCGTGTTCCCCCGCCTTTATTTATGGCGGACTTATGAAGCATTACGTTTGCAAAATAGCAACAAAACCAACCACCGTGACAGCGGGCACAGTTTATCAGGCGTTTGTTAATACTGATGAAACGTCACTGCGTATCACTAAAATGCACATTCAATTAGATAGTGCAGATGCCGGTGGCAATGGTAATTCAGTATATGCGTTTGCTCGCATTAAAGGCACGCCCACAAGCGGCACAACACTAACTCCAACAAAATACGATAATCAAAACGAGCCTAGCAAAATGCTATGCTTACGCAATCAAGCGGGTTTAGACATGACAGGCGTTACGCAAGAGCCTTATTTTATGGAACGCTCGGTTATTTCTAAATCTACTGGAAGTGCATCAACCATTGAATTTGATGATAATGGCGAGGGTTTTATATTGGCAAAAAATGAAGGTTTAATTATTTTTGCAGATCACGATGTTATTTCTGGCAGTGGTGTTTATGGCATGATTGAATGGATGGAGGACTAAATGGCGTTAATCGTTGAAGACGGTACTGGACTTGCAAATGCTGAAAGCTACGTTTCAGTAGCAGACGCGACAACCTATCATGCAAACATTGGCAACACAGCGTGGGCGGCTATTGCAAGCGATACAATAAGAGAGCAACTATTACGCAAAGCCACAGATTACATGGTGGCTCAGTATCGGTTGCAATACGCAGGTTTTCGCAGATATTCTACGCAATCGCTTGATTGGCCGCGCTTATACGTTCCATTGATTGACTCCTTATCGGCAAATGTTTTCCCGCAATATGTGGATTTTGACATTGTGCCAACCACTGTAAAAAATGCGTGTGCTGAATTAGCGTTAAAATCTTATACAGCCATTTTAATGCAGGATTTAACGCAAGGTGTTATTCGTGAAAAAGTAGACGTTATCGAAGTGGAATATGACAAATACTCACCACAGCAAACACGCTATGCTCAAATTGATGCAATGTTATCCGTGTTTTTTAAACAACAAGGCAATGATATGTCTAGATCGCTGGTAAGAACATGACACTTGATGCTCGCGCTCGCTCTACAGCAGATAAATTGCTCGATAAGTTTGGCAAATCAATTACATTAACGTCAATTGTTGAGGGCACTTATGATCCAACAACGGGCGAGTTATCTGGCGGAACAACAACATCAACCAATCACACTGCCGTTATCAAAGATTATAACGGGATTGATTTTATTAGCGGTGTAGTACAAGCAGGCGATAGAAAGGTAATGATTGCGGCATTAGGCGCACCAACGCCACAACCAGCCGACAAAGTAACTGTTGATAGTGAAGTTTATCAAGTGGTGGCGGTTCGTCATATCTGGTCTGGTGAATTACCCGCGCTTTATGAAATGCAGGTGAGAAAATGACGGGGTCAATGTCGCAAATTGTAGCTCGTGCAACAAATCATGTTGATAACAAAATACGCGCTGCAACAAGTGAAGTATTTTCAAACATTATCCAAATGACACCAGTTGATACTGGACGCGCTCGCGGAAATTGGCAATGCACAATTGGTGCGCCTTTTACGGGCGAAGATAACACAGGCGATATTTTAAAGATGCAAAACGTATTGCCAAGACGCGCAGGAAGTGTTGTTTACTTAACCAATAACGTGCCATATATTCAAAAATTAGAATATGACGCGCACAGTACACAAGCACCAAACGGTATGGTTCGCGTATCAGTTGCATTATTTGAAGGGGTTTTAAATGGCACTCGTTGAGATTAGAACGGCATTAGAAACAAAACTTAATGCGCTAACTCCTGCACTTGCAACAGCGTGGGAAAGTGTGCCCTATACGCCTGTTACTGGCACAGCTTATCAACAGGTTAATCTGATGATTGCAGACACATTAAATCCTACGTTAGGCGGAAATCATTATCGTATTAAAGGATTTATGCAAGTGTTATTATGTTATCCACCTAATGTGGGTGCAAAAACAGCAGGAACACGCGCTGATTTGCTCGTTAATCATTTCAAACGTGGTACAAGTTTAACAAGTAGTGGTGTAACTGTTATCATTGACAAGACACCATCAATTGCACCGGCATTGATTGACGGGGTGCTTTATAAAATTCCGGTATCAATTTATTTTTCAGCAGATATTTATCCATAAGAGGTTACAAAATGACAATTGCACA